TCGAGCTCGACGGCCGCTTCCCGGCCGCCTGCGCCGCCCTCGGCGTCCAGGCCGTCGCGGGTCCGATCGACCTGCCCTTCTGGGCCGAGGCGGTCACTCCCGTCTACGGTGACGGCGTCTCGATCTCGGCGCAGATCTCCCTCTACCAGGCGCCCTTCGTCCCGCTGTTCCCCGTCGACGCCTACGGCACGACGCGCGCGCAGTGGATCGGCGAGCCGGACCTCAAGTTCGTCAACGCCACCACCCCGTCCATTCGGCCGATGTTCGACATCGAGCCGGAGCAGCCGGTGGACTCATCGGACGACGTCCATCGGCGCATCGACCCGCGTCAGGTCGCGTCCATCCCGCAGGACTGGCTGGGCGATCCCGACGTCGAGTTCGTGCCGCACGTCGCGACCGACTTCTGCTCCATGTTCCCGTCGGTGACGATCCCGGAGCTCAGGGCGCTCGTCGCTTCTGACCCCCACTGGGCTCGTCTCTTCGACTCGAACCTCAACCCCGTTCTGCCGACCCCCTGGTTCATGTCGACGCGAACGAAGCGCATCTGGCGGAACCCCATCCTCATCTCGCAGCCGCAGGAGCTCAAGAGCGTCGGCCTCCGACACGGCGTGCTGATGGGCGCACAGCGCCCGCAGCGTCGCATGTACCGAGACGACGACGTCCCGATCGCGGGCGCATCCATGGATGCGATCGTCGAGTCGGCGTTCACCCAGGTCAGGAAGGCCTGGTAGTGGCTGCACCGGGACGTATCCCGGTGGCGGCGGTCGACCCCTCCTTCATCGTGAAGGAGGGGTCACCTCGTCGCCCGACCCGGAGCCGTAGCTACAACGCTCCCGATAACGCTCAGCGCACGTTCACGTCGTACCGGTCTAGCGAGTTCACTAGCTCGATCGGGGCCCTGAGCGGCAAATGGCGTCTCCTGCAGAGCCAATCGCAGCTCGACGAGGCACGTCGCCTCGCCAGCACGGCAGGTAAGGACCTGTCGAACGACGGCTTCCCGGGCTTAGGCATCGTGGAAGGCGAGCACTACTCCAAGTTCACCGTCGAGGTGGGCGCACCCAGAGGATGGGACGTCAGCATCGATGGACTAGGCAAAGAGGGACTGAAGGCGGACATCTCCGAAGCGTTTCGCGCTGCTAGGGATCTGTTCCTCCCTAAGGCGGGCGAGAGGAAGGCCAGCTCCTACCCTCTCGATACAAACGCGGGCCTACCCATCCTCACCAGCGATCCGCTCGGCAAGCTGTGGTCCGCCGGGCTCGCCCAGCTCGCGGGAGGGCGTGTGACCGCGCTGCTCCCTATCCTCCATGAACGGGGTGCCCCCGGCTCCGACAAGACACCGGCTATCATGCTGTTCAACCGCTCCAAAGCGACGAACAAGCCGATGACCGAATACGAGTCAACACCTGAGGGCATGCGCCCCGTCTCCGAAATCACTGGCCTATGCGCGGGGCGACGACAGGTGTTCGGCGTCCCCAGCAGCGTGAACATGTGCCTCCAGCCGGGGGCGAACTCAGCCAAGGCCGTGCTCTTCGCGAACACGAACTTCGGCCATCACGGAGCAGACGAGATCGCGGACAAGCTGTACCGCATCATCCGCGACGTGGCCTTCGCCAACGGGCTCACGCCCGACGAAGTCGCCATGATCGAAGACGACATATCCGCATTCGACCAGAGCGTGGACGGTGAACATCAACGGGTAATGGCCAAGGAGGTCTACACCCACGTGATCGGACCTGACTTCGCCGAGGACTGGGTTCTGGCGAATAAAGTGCCCATCGCAGGTCCCGC